GCGCTGATGCTTGCCAATTCTGCTTCGAGCTTCTTCCTTTTGGATTCGATCTCAGTCAGGCTCTTTTCAGCATCCACCATCAATTCAGAAAGCGGCTTCGACAGATCTAGTCCATCCGTGGCACTTTTTACAGTATCATAGATGCCGGTCAGCTGGCTGATCTTATCTTTCAGCCGGTCTACATTCTGGGTGGCAGTCTGGTGGGCACTCTTGGTCTGCACCACTTCTTCTTTGTACTTCCTGATGGATTGTACCGGAGAAGAGAAAGTGTCCCGAATCGATTTCTTGGTCTCAGCAGATGATCTTTTGATGCTTTCTTTTGCGCTGTTACCGGCACTGCTGGCAGATTTGAAGCTCTTGACTGCGCCGGTAGCATCGCCGCCGATTCTTACCCAAAGGTTTTTTATTACACCCATCAATCATCCTCCTCTCCACCAAAAATTGCATTTAAGGCTTTCACCTTTGCAAACATGGCATCATCGGACATTGCGTCCGGTTCTGCCTGTGCTACATCAAAGCCCGGGAACGATTCCGCAAAGCTCTTCATTTGACCACCGCTCATTGCGCTTCCCAGGGAATGAATCAAGAGGGCGGTAGCATTGTACAGTGCTACCGCCCTCTTCTTCGCCCGGTCATTCTCACGCTGCGCATAGGCATTGACAGCTTCACAGCCCTCTCCCCAGGTCCATTCCCAGGATTCTTGCGGGCTTACGCCCGCCACATGCATGCGCTGACGAAGATCATCTACCGTCAGGCATCCAGTGTCCTCAGGGGAGGGTTTTCCGAGCCTTCGACGCCCTCCTCATGGTCGGGCAACTCTGCGAACTGCTCTTCATCAGCCATCAGACCATCGAAAGCCTTGTTGATCTGACTGTTTACCACCCGAGCCACCTTCTTGCGTTCATCATCGTCCAGAAGACCGGCATTATGGGCAATGCCCAAAGCGATCTCCGCAAACTTCTTTGCGCCACGGTAGCCGTTATCGACCATCAGGTCGTACAGCTCGGCACCGTCAGTGACGGAATTTTCATTGCCATCCCAGTTCAGTGCCTCGGTCAGCAGAGCTTCCATATCCACAGGATCGTCCGCCGCGCTCATGATGATTGCCAGAATCGGGACCTCCGGATTCTTCTCCATGAGATTCTTCTGACCAGCCAGGGTCAGGCGAAGCTTAAACTCCTCTTTACCTACTCTGACTTTGTAACATGCTCTTGCCATTTCTCAGCCCTCCTTAGTTCTCTGCTGCGGGCTCTGCTGCGGGCTCTGCTTCGGTCTTTGCCAAAGTGGGCTTGCCGGACACCTTAACAGATGCGGAGAACTTGACGGCGTCGCCTACCGCTGCGCTGGTGGCAAACTTGGTCACGATGCCTTTAAATGCCCAGGTCTTTCCGATGGCTGCCGGGAACACAATAGAGAAATCATGCTCCTGCTGGTCTTCCAGCGCAGCGTACATAGCTTCCTGACCCTTGTCCGCTCCATCCAGGAAGCCTTCCAGCGGCACCTCGCCGCCATCTTTGAAGCCGCCCATATATTCCTTATAGCCGGTGGTATTGTCCAGCGCAGTCACATCTGTGGTCTCTGCGGACACTTCCACACCACCGATACTGGAAAGGCCGCCGACTACGTCGGTGCCAATCTTGAACTTTGTTCCAACGGATCTAGATTTTGCCATAGTTAATTATCCTCCTCGATTTGATATTGAATGGTTACTAAATACGCCCTGCGAAAAAGCTGCACACGGTTCTCTTGCAGATCTGGATGCGCCATTGTCACGGTCACTTCCTCAATGCAAAATATCCCCTCTGTGCGCTGCCGAAGGGACTTGATTGCCTTTTTGACCTGCTCTGCAAGCAGGCGCATTTTTTGGTAGGTTCCATGAAATACATGGACCTTGAACGATGCGGTAAGCAGTCCAGCCGCTCCGTCTATGCAAGCTTCCTCCTGCTCGCTCTGCTGCTCATATACTGCCAAAGGTCCTGTGCTTTTCTGGATATCTTCGATCGGACAAACACGATCGTGAAGCCCGTCAACGGCTTCCAGTGCCGCCACAAGCACTTCTTCCAGCAGCATATCTGTTTTGCCTTCCATACTAGCTTCCATATCCTTTCTCTATTTCTTCCAGTAAGCTCTTTGCTATGGTCTCCTTGGCAGCAGAGCTCGCTGCTTCTGCACCGGCTCGCATGTAATGTTTGCCGGGGACCTTGTCCATAGTGGTTTTCTTGCCGTCACCGCTGACATATACCATGCCGCCACCCGGCCGGCGTGTGAAATATCCAAACTCCTGAGATGCCGGGTAATAGGCATAGCGGGATTTGCTTCGCACCGGATTTTTGATAGGCTTCTGGAAGACAGCATTCATTGCGGGATCTGGTGCGACTTGGTACACAGCTTTTCCCTTGCTCTTCGACCTTTCCTTCGTCAGAATAAGGCTTGCCTGCAAATCTCCGGTGTCCACCGGAGCTTGTGTCTGAATCGCTCTTTGTACGATCTTTGCGCCCTTCTTCACCGCTCTGGTCAGCGCAGGTCCTTCCAACCGCTTGGTAAGATCGCCACAGGTACGGACAAATTCTTCAAAGCCTTCCACTTCTTTCATTGCACATGTTCCTCACACATGATGGTCAGACCCTCATTGCGTTCCTCCCAATTGAGCACTGAAATAATGCGGAAAGTCCGCTCTCCAAACAAAATGCGCATACGGGGTGTAATCCCCGGGCGGTACCGGCAGTAGATTTTGTGAGATACGAATGTTTCACGCATCTGTGTCAGATATTCCTTGCCGGAAACAGGGGTGATCTGCGCCCATGTAGATACCACGTCGATCCAATCATCCTTATAGCCGCCCACGCGATCCTTCTCCTCAGTAGGACGTTGGAAGGTGATCCGGTGTCGCATCTTTCCGATGTTCATTCCGTACCGCCTTTCGGGATCAGGTTGTTGTCGTACTTATTGAGAATGTCACTTACAACTCTGTTGATCTTATCCGATGCGATCTCAACAGAACGATTATCGTACATGTGGGCGCAGAGAGCGCAGATTGCAATAGACAGATCCTCATGCTCGTCCATAGCTTCCGCTTTCAGTCCGGTATGGCTCCGTACATATTCCTTTGCCGCCGGCAGAAACAAGCTGTCGATCAGATCTATATCTGTTGCATCTTCATCGATGCGGCTGAATGAAATGACAACTTCAGCCGTTAATTCACTGACTTTCATAGCCGTGCGCTCCTTTCATAATCCCAAACGATTGGGAATTTGATGGGGGCGCATTGCGCCCCCATGGAAGGTTAGTTAGCAGCTGCCGCCTCAGCCTTCATGACCAGCTTGGACAGCTTCTGCACGTGCTCCACCTTGGCGTCTGCTGCGATGTAGCCCACCACGCCGATGGCATGCTGGGTAGCAAACTTCTCCCGCAGCACCTGAATGTTCATCTCTTCGGAGATCTTCACAGCCAGACCGGACATATCGCCATAGAACACAGCAGTCTTGCCATTGACCATGGCGGGCACGCTGTCAGTGGTATAGACATCCTTGCCCAACAGGGTATAGCCCCACTTTGCGGACAGATCCCGGTTGAGCAGATAGTTCTTGTCGTTATCTTTCAGCTTGCGAATAGCCTTCCGGGTCTTGCGGTTCATGATCCAGATGGCATTTGCCTGGAAGATATCAGGTACTTCGTCCTGGGTGTCGATCAGCTCATCAGCAGTGATCGCACCGACGGCTTCGGTGGTGACGATCTGGGTAACGCCCACATCCATGCCGGTGATCTTGTCCTTAGTGCCCATCAGCACCTCACGCTCCAGCCAACGGACAATATCCTCCGCCATCTTGCGTGTGACGAACGCCGTCAGGTTGAACTTGGACTTACGCAGCAGAGTCTTGGACACCTTGGTCAGCGCACCTGCCAGGAAGTCCTTCAGCTCGATGGAAGCGAACTTGCCGGAAGTGGACTCCAGCTCAGAAAACTCATCTGCATATGCCACAGTGATCTTCTGTGCCGTTTCATCGTAGTAGGGAATCACCAGATTGCCCGCCACCACATAGCGGCTAGCCAGCTTCACGATGGGGCTGATGTCATAGACCATCTCGATGATCTTGTTTGCAACGGTGGTGGGGATCACAGCACCGTTGGCGCCTTCGGTCATGTTGACCTCGGCGCGGGTCTCAACGACGCCCCGGATATAGTTACCGAACGCACGCTCCTCATTTTCCGCCTTCTTCTTTTCCTCTTCGGACTCACCGCCCTCGCCACCAGCTGCGGCAGGATCAGGATCGGTGGCAGTAGCGGCTGTGCGGCGCTGCTGTGCATCGATGGTCTCTTTCAGAGCCTTTACCTCGGCTTCCAAAGCGTCAAACCGCTCCTTCTCCTCAGGAGTAAATGCGCGGTTCTCATTCTTGGCTGCATCCAGCAGGGCGTCCATCTCAGAGAGCTTCTGGTTTCTGGTTTCGATCAGTTTCTTCATTTGTTAATCCTCCAATTTCAGTCTTTTGATTCGATAAGCGGCCATATCGGTCGCATGATCGTTGGTGTGTACTTCCGGAGTATCTTCACAGCTCCGGATCTCGGAAGCACCGCCCTCACAGCGGGCTTCGATGCTTGTAGCTAAATATGCCGGGGAAATAGTCAGCACAGAGACTTCGTCCAGATCAAACTCTTTCAGCGTCCGTCTGCGCACTTCTGTGCCTTCCTGAGGTTCGTAGCAGGGGGCGAGATCTGCAAACCCGAAGGACCATCCCGTGAGCTTTCCCGCACGTGCTTCCCTCACCGTTTCCGGATCGGTAATTTCCGCCTGTGCATAAAGGCCCACGTTGTCCTCTCGCAGCTTCAGATTGCCGTCTTTCACGGAGCCGATATCCTTCTGATGGTTGAGCTTGATCTTCACATCAGCTGCTCTGTCCAGTGCTCGCTGGAATGCGCCGGCTTCCACCCGTTCGACGAACGGTCCGTCCGGACCGCGCATGACCTTGGAATCCCGCTCAACCGCATTCACATAGCCGCTGATCAGAACGCTCTGCCCCCTGATTTCAACTTTCATCCGCATTTCCTCCTTTCCCCAAAATGCCCGGTTCAGCCAGCCCGGCAGGCTGCTGACCGTTGCCGACCGCTGTCATGTTCACTGTGCTGCCTGTATTGGGCACATAAAATTGCCCAGTCTTTACATCGAACACGATATCTCCCAGGGACATGGACACCACATCCAAGCCCTCGATCGGCTTGTACTTCTCTTTGTACCGGATCTCGTTCTTGCTGAGCCAGCCCGCTTTGCATGCCGCCGTATAGGCGTTGTAACGCTTGAGCAGATCTCCGCTTTGCAGATCTCGCGTATCACAAGCAAAATGCAGATTATCTTTTTCCGATTCCAGCAGAGCTGCCCGGTTCAAAGCTTCATTGAAGCCATCCAGGAGCGGCATGACCGCCACCTGGATGGCTTGGCTAAATTCCTCCACCTTGGCGTTGCCTGTGATGATGCTCACCGGCAAGCAGAGCAACGAGCAAATATCCTCCCGGTTTCTCGCTTTGTTCTCTGCCAGCTGCATCTCCACGGAAGTGGCTTGCGCCGGGGTGAAGGTTATGCCCTTATTCAGTACGACCACGCCCTCATAACTGGCGCCGTACATCTTCTCAAATCCCTTTTTTAGCTCATTCAGATAGTTCGAATCTAACTTGTGATCCGATTGCAGAAAGCCGCGCTTGTTGCCGCCACCCCTGACA